AAGGTAATTTCTTTGAATCTCGTACAGTTGAATATCAAAAAGCAAAGTTAAATGAGACTCTCTCCTTTACTGATGACTTTTAATTTACTATCTTTATAAACTATGATGTCACTTAGAATTAAAAAGCGTGGTGGGGACGATGCGTCCTTTAATCCACAAAAAATTTACCAAAGAATTAAAAGAGCCTCAAAAGGACTTACAGTTAATTCGGATGAAATCTTTATTAAAGTAATCACTTCAGTTCCAACTGAGGGGGTAATCACTACCAAAGATTTGGATAAGTTAATCTATGAAATTGCTGCGGCGTTCACAGGTAGTCACCATGATTACTCTCGTTTGGCGTCATCAGTTGCGATTTCATCATACCATAAAGAAACTGACCCAAGTTTCTCAAATACAATGCATACCTTACACGTTGATGGTATTGTAAGTAATGAATTAATGGAGATTGTTGAATCTTATGGTCCTAGTAAAATTGATGAAGTAATTAATCACGATAATGATTATAACTTTGACTATTTCGCTTGGAGGTCACTTGCTGAAATGTATTTGTTGAAATTACCAAATGGTAAGGTAGTTGAAAGACCTCAACATATGTATATGAGAGTTGCTCTTTGGGTTACTAATACATTTGAAGAAGCGATTGAATACTATCAAGCTCTATCTACTCAAAGAATATCTCCGGCAACTCCAATCATGATTAATGCGGGGACAAAGGTTCCACAATTGGCATCTTGTGTTCTTCATTACAACGATTCGGATTCTCGTGAAGGTTTGTTGAATACTATGAGAGACATCTCAACTTATTCATCGGATGCTGCGGGTATCGGATTATCAATGTCTAACATTCGTAGTAAGGAGAGTCGTATTACATCATCAGGTGGATATGCCGGTGGATTGTTAAAGTATTTGAAGATTGTTAACGAGTCACTTCGTTTCTTTAATCAACAAGGTCGTAGACCTGGTTCTGCGTCAATTTACTTGGAGCCTTGGCATAAAGATATCTTTGATTTATTGGATATTAAAAAGAATACAGGTGCTGAGGAATTAAGAGCCCGTGATTTGTTCACAGCACTTTGGATTCCTGATAATTTTATGAGAGCAGTTAAGAACAACGAAGATTGGTACTTATTCTGTCCTAATGATATTGTTAAATCAGGTATTAAACCATTACAAGAGTCATATGGTGATGAGTATGAGACTAACTACAATAAAGCAGTTGAGTTAGGTCTTGGTAAGAAAGTTAAGGCTCAAGAGATTTGGAATAAGATTATTGAATCCCAAATTGAAACAGGTGTTCCTTACCTTTGTTCTAAGGACAACGCTAACAAAAAGACAAATCATCAGAACATTGGTGTGATTAAACAATCCAACCTTTGTAATGAGATTTATCAATATACTGACGAGAATACGACAGCAATCTGTACTTTGTCATCTATGGTTTTGAAAAACTATGTAAAAGATGGTGAGTTTGATTTTAAAGGATTGTATGAAGAAACTCGTAAAGTTGTAAGAGCGTTGAACAAAGTTGTTAATATCAATAACTACTCAACTGAAAAAGGTCGTAAGGGTGGATTGGAACAAAGAGCAATTGCAATTGGAACACAAGGGCTTGCAGATGTATTCTATTTGATGGATTATATCTTCACATCTGATGAAGCTCGTAAGTTGAATAAAGAAATATTTGAAACAATTTATTTTGCAGCAATTACTGAAAGTTGTAGTTTATGTAAGTCAGAAGAATATAAACCATATGATTTCTTTAACGGTTCACCGATGTCAGAAGGAATATTCCAATTTGATATGTGGGGACTTAATGAAGGTGATTTGTCAGGAAGATGGGATTGGAACTCATTAAAAGAAGAAGTTAAAGATTATGGTGTTTGTAACTCATTATTCACGGCTCAAATGCCTGTGGCGTCTTCAGCAAAGATTACAGGTTCATATGAAATGACAGAACCCGCTCACTCAGCAATCTTTAACAGACGAGTAGTTGGTGGGGAGATTATGATTGTTAACAAGTATTTGATTAACGACTTTGAGAAGATTGGAATTTGGTGTGAGGACTTAAAGAACGAAATCATCATGAATGAAGGTTCTATCCAAAACATTAATTTCAACAATTACTTAGATTTGGAAGATAAAAAATACAACTCAAAGGTTAAAAGAATTGAACACTTAATTAACAAGTATAAAACCATTTGGGAGATTTCTCAGAAGGCTTTGATTGAAATGGTGGCTGACAGAGCTCCATTTATCGACCAATCACAATCGATGAATATCTACATGGGTAATCCAACTCTATCAAAGATTACATCATCACATTTCTATGGATGGGAAAAGGGATTGAAGACACTTTGTTACTATGTTAGAACAAAGGCAATCTCAACAGGGGCGAAACATTTGGCAGTTGACATCTCAAAAATCAACAAACCAAACCCAACACCTGAACCACCAAAGGTAGACTACAGTCATTTGAATTTACCTCAAAAACCTGAGAATAGTCAATTTGATTGTTTTGGATGTTCATCCTAAAATATAATCCCGACTTAGTGTCGGGATTTTTATTTTTACTCTATTTAGTTAAAATATTGTAACATTATATTTATATCATATGGCAGATGGAAAAACATATGGTATTAATTTTCCTTTTAGAGATTCTTTTGACGGGAAATATTTAGACCTTTCAGATACTACGGATGAAGAAATTAGAAGTAGTTTAATTCATCTATTATTAACTAGAAAAGGTAGTAGATATTTTTTACCTGATTTTGGTACGAGACTATATGAATTCATTTTTGAACCACTTGACGGACCAACCTTTAACGATATTGAATCTGAAATTAGAGATTCGGTTGAAAAGTATATACCAAACTTAACAATATCATCAATAAGTGTTATGGCATTAACTGATGAAGAAGGTACTAATGTTGTCACTAATGGTGGTAATGTTGAACCTAGAACATATGATTTACCTGGTAAAACAGTAGCTGAATACACTGCTAAAGTTAAGATTGACTATCAGATAACCGATGATGTTTTTGCATCTAAGGACTTTGTAATTATTAATATATAAAATGGCGAAACAGATTTCCTATACAACAAGAGATTTCCAAAATGTAAGAAACGAACTTATAAATTTTGTAAAATCATATTATCCTGATTTAATTCAGAACGTAAATGACGCGTCTGTTTTTTCCGTATTTTTAGATTTAAATGCTGCGGTTACTGATAACCTACATTATCATATTGATAGAAGTTTACAAGAAACTGTATTACAATATGCTCAACAACGTTCATCACTATATAATATTGCAAGAACTTATGGTTTAAAAATACCTGGACAAAGACCATCCGTGGCTATGGTTGACTTCTCAATTACCGTACCTGCTTCAGGTGACAAACCTGATTCTACTTATTTGGGAATACTTAGAAGAGGTAGTCAGGTAATTGGTGCAGGGCAAGTATTTGAAACAATATATGACATTGATTTTTCATATGATTTTAGTGTTGATGGTGTTAAAAATAGAAAGGTAATCCCAAACTATGACGCTAATGGTATTAAGGTGAACTACACTATTGTTAAACGCGAACCTGTTGTTAATGGTAGTACAAAAGTTTATAAGAAGGTTATTAACCAAGCAGAATCAAGACCTTTTTACGAGGTGTTTTTACCTGAAAAAAATGTATTAGGTGTCACAAGTGTGTTATTAAAAGATGGTACTGATTATACTAATGTCCCATCTGCTCAAGAATTTTTAGGGGCTGATAATAGATGGTATGAAGTTGATGCATTAGCTCAGGATAGAATATTTGTTGAAGACCCAACTAAAGTTTCTGACTCACCTGGAGTTAAAGTTGGTAGATATATCCAAACTAATAGTAGGTTCATTACTGAATTCACACCACAGGGATTTTTGAAATTAACTTTTGGTGGAGGTAATAACTCAACAGACGAATTATTACGTGAATTTGCATCGAATGGAGTTCCTTTAGACTTATCAAAGTATCAAAATAACTATTCTTTAGGTTCAGTATTAAAACAAAATACAACTTTATTCATACAATATCGAATTGGTGGTGGATTGGCAAGTAATATTGGTGTTGGTGCGATTAACCAAGTGGGTACTGTTAACTTTAATGTTAGAGGAGCGTCATCAACAACTAACAATCAGGTACAATCGTCTTTAAGTTGTACAAATGTTACTGCTGCAATTGGTGGAGCAAATGTTCCATCAGTAGAAGAAATACGTAATTTGATTACATTTAACTTTTCGGCTCAAAATAGGGCAGTAACTATTAATGACTACGAAGCGATTATTCGTAAGATGCCTGGTCAATTTGGAGCACCTGCAAAGGTCGCAATTACTGAAGAAGATAATAAGATTAAAATAAATATTTTATCTTATGATGATACAGGTAAATTAAAATCTGCAGTATCTAATACATTAAAAAATAATTTAGCAAATTACTTATCCAATTATAGGATGATGAATGACTATATCTATATCCAATCTGCGGATGTTATTGATTTATCATTTGACATCTATTTGGTATTAGAGGCGACTCAAAATTCAGGAGTAATTGTAACAAATGTGGTTACTAAGATTAGTGATTATATGAGTCCTGCGGCTAGATTGATGGGTCAAAATTTAAATGTGTCAGAATTAAAAAGTTTAGTACAACAAGAAACAGGTGTTGTTTCTGTAGTTGATTTTAAAATATATAATAAAGTTGGTGGATTATATTCATCGTCAGAAACATCACAACCTTATAATGATTTGGCGACAAAGGAAATTAAAATTATTAATGAGACAATATTCGCCGAACCAACACAAATATATCAAGTAAGATACCCTGAAAAAGACATTCAGATTTTTGTTCAAAATCAGTCTAACCCTAATTTTAGCTAAGATTATTTATTTTTTGAAAATCCTGTCTAAACTATTTATCAAAAAACAAATATGCCAAAATCTTTTAGGATAAAAACAACTCTTGGTATTGACAACGTCATACAGGTAAATTTAGAACAAAGTTATGATACTTTAGAAATTTTATCGATGTCAATACAACCTGAAGAGGCATACATTAGAAATTGCGCGCCTTTTGGAGTAATATGTGGTAGAGTTTTCTGTAATAATGGATTAGGGTTACCTAATGCTCGTTTGTCTATTTTTATACCATTAGAACAACAAGATGAAGAAAACGCGGTAATATCTGCACTATATCCTTATAAAGATTTCACAACTGTAAATGAAGAAGGTTATAAGTATAATTTATTACCTTATAGTAAATCTTATAGTGGTCATATTCCTGTCGGAACTTTTCCTGATAGAACAGATGCTTTAATTAATAAATCGGTAATTCAGGTTTACGACAAATATTACAAGTATACTGTAAAAACAAATGATGCGGGAGACTTCATGATTTTTGGAGTACCTGTCGGACAACACACTTTATTTATGCAAATTGACCTTTCTGATATTGGTCAATTTTCATTAACACCACAGGATTTGATTAGAATGGGAATTGCTACCGAGTCTCAGGTAGATGGTTCAAAATTCAAATTCTCAACAAACTATTCAGAGTTACCTCAAATTGTAACTATAAACCGAACTATCCAAGTTGCACCATTCTTTGGTGAGGCGGAAGTTTGTAATTATAGTTTAACAAGGACTGACTTTGACTTAACAAGTACATCAAGGATTAAGTTACAACCAACGGCTATCTTTATGGGTTCTATGGTGTCTACAGACGATAGAAAAAAAGTAGGTAGAAAACGTAATAATAAGTGTAAAGTTAAATCAAAGGCGGGTCAATTATGTCAAATGACTACAGGACCTGGTCAAATACAGGCAATAAGACAATCAGTTTATAGTGACGATAATGGTATACCATTACTTGAGGAATTTAATTTCGATAATGATGGTAAAGTTATTGATAGTGATGGAACTTGGGTATTGGAAGTACCTATGAATCTTGACTATGTCTATACCGATGAATTGGGTAATCAAAAAGTAAGTAATAATCCTGATATTGGAGTCCCAACAAAAGGAAAATATAGATTTAAAGTTAAATGGCAACAACCTCCTCAATTATCTGAACAGACAAAAAGAGCTTATTTTTTAGTTCCAAATATTAAAGAAAGAGGGTGGTCATCATCAAGTCAAGACCCAATATCATTTAGTCCAACTAATTCTACTCTTACATTACCAGCAACACAAACTGACCAACAAACTGCGACATTATCAACTAATGGTTTAATTTATAGATTAACCGAGACTATTAATGCTAGTAATTTAATTATTACTGACCCTAATGGGATTCAACTTAATGGTACTATTCTTAGAGATAACGGTACCTATACGTTTTCATATACTAAAGATGATGTTAATGCTCAAACAATTTTTAAATTTAAACAAATGTCACCTTCTGTTTTTCTTTTAGAGTCATCATACGCATTTAGTTTAGATTGGAATGAATATGGTAATCCGACAGAAGCTCAAAATTGTCAAGATAGTTTTTATGAAATGGCGTATAATAAAATTTATACTGTTTCACAATTAATTGACAGATACCAATCATCAAGATATGCTTGGAATACTATTGGAATAAAAAGAATTACTGAAGAAACATGTGAAGGAAATTATAATACATTCCCTGTTAATGATGCGTATTATAGAGTGGATTTTCTTTTTATTATAATATCGTTCTTTTTAGAAATATTTAAGTTTGCGTTTTTATTTATTTTGGCTTTAATACATGTTTTGGCCTATCTTCTTAACACACTTTATACTCCGTTAATAATTGCGTTGATTTTATTTTTTGTGGCACAAGCTATCCAACACGCAGCGGCAGCAGTTGCGGCGGTTACCTTGATACCAACAGGAACACTATTGGCGGTGGTTCATGGAGTAATGGCTGCGGGGTTTACTGCCGCTTCAATTGCGTTATATTTTTATAGAGATGAAGGTAAAGAACTTGGTAAAAAATTATTAAATATAAAATTACCTTTAGTTTTATATACTGACGATGGATGTGAAAGATGTAATTGTGCGGTACAAGAGGGAGGGGTTAGTCAAGAAAACAATGCTCCTGACACATCATCTTTATATCCGGTTGTTGATGACCCACAATCTTCATTATTAATCGATTCTACCGCAACTTTTAATTATATAAATTTAAGTACTGACCCTGTGGCATTTAATAATGCGGTGTATTGTTGGACAGGGTTTAATTATGGTGAAGGAGTAGGTAGAGGTACCTATCCGGTTCCTGTTTCTAACGGTGGAGAAAACACTCAATTTGCTGGATGGTTTACTGAAAGGTTCCCAACTTCAAATTATGATGACCAAAATATCCCTAATTTGTTTTTTACACAATTACCTCCTTCTGAATTATATAACAATTTTAATTTAAAGGCAAAATATTTTGATGGTAACTATAAAAATCCTACAAATAATGACGCTAATAACATATGGGATTACGGAAATTGGGGAGGATTTGACCAAATTCCTGGAGTTAATCAAATAAGAACAAAATGGTTTCCTAATGAAAATTCAGGATTAGGTCATTATGACAACGTGTTTGTAATGGTTTATGATAAAAACGTCGGAGCTCCAACTACGGGTCAATTAATTTGTTTCCAAGACCCTGAACTATCAGGGGACATTAATGCGGGAGTTGCAACAGGAAGTACAGTTTTCCCTGGATTTCAAGATATACAGGTTGGACCTTTTAGTCAAAACCACAGAGTTAAAAACGTCACATATGTTGACCCAACTGGGAATATACAAACAAAGTCATATATAATACCTGAAGATTTTGTTACGGCAAATACTGAGAACAACGTAACCAAAAATTTCAAAATGGATATTGAATATTTTCAGGTATTAACTGCAATGACATTATCTGATTTTGGTAAAATACACACTTCGCAACAGAGCCCACAGGCACTTAATTTTGAGTTTTCTTTAGGATATAGATACCTCCAATATTGTGATTTCAACCCCACAAATAATGAAGTAATATTTACCGCCCAACAGGGATTAACTTATAAATATTTGGGAATTAATCCCTCCGCTCAACTCCCTAGCGCTTCAGAAATAAAGTATGCTGGTAGTAACAGACTCAAAAAAATTATAAAGGACTATGATAAATATAAAGTAGTAATATGTGTTAGAGGTGTTGATGTATTCTCACCTAGTTTTGAGCAAGAGTATGATTTAAGTAAAGTTTTTGGAAATATTAATTTTAGTCAAGTTAAAATTAGAGGTGTCTATAAACCAAATATACCTATACAAGGAGGATTAAAGTGTTCCCAACACTATGGAGTTAATAATGCCGGTGCTCCAATTACAAGTAACAATAATAGTGATAATTTCTTCAATAGTTATTTCTTTGAGTATGGAGGTAGTTCACAACAAGGTCCGATTAATTACGTTACTACTGGTAAAACTATGTTACCTACTTATTATTCATCTTTAGATGAAAGTAACTTTGATTGGGCTGGTGGAGGTGTGAGGCCGGTAACATCTCAAAGCTATGGACTTAATCAACAATATTTTGATACTGAAGATGCCGCAACAAATAATTGGTCTTTACTAAATGAGGCGTTTGGTTTGGGAAATCTATTTGGAACTATTGCTTTAGATTATAAAACCGATAGTAATGTTACTGCGACTAGACCTGATGGTATTAACATAGGTATTGTTTTAAATATCAAATCATTAAATAACTACTCACAAAGTAGTGATGGAAGTTATTCTACTAATGATGTAAATGCAATGTCATTATATTTTAAAGGAGATGGCTCTGTAGGTACGAGTAATGAGTATTTTAGAAAGTCCGATTTAATTCCAAATGATGAACCTTGTAATGATTTTCAAATGAATGACTATCAAAATATTTTAGGATATTGGAGAAATGAAATAGTTGAAGGGGGAGCATTCTACCGATTGAATTTTGATGGTGACGATTTACCTACGCCTGGTAACCCATTTACTTCAACAGGGTTTTGGACTGACGCGTCCAATCCGTTAAATACTAATGCTGCGAGGTTAAGAGGTACTCCCATGTATTATTCGCCAACATACTATAAGAAAACTATCGCAGCACCATTAGCAGGTATGAATGGAGGTTCATATACCCCTTATTTGAATTTAAATAACCGATTTAAAATGGTATTTAGGTCAGATAGATTACCATCGTCAACTACCGAAAGTAAAGCAGGACCAAATAGTTTTTTATTACACCAAAATCCTGGATTTGCTATTTTTTACGTTGCGGATACTGGAGCGGCTCAGCAATTCATGAATGTTTCAAATAACCCAACAGCTAACTTAGAAAATACTGAAGAGTTCATTGGAGCTAGTTCTCCTTTGGCGAATGTAATTAACTCATTAAGTGTTTGTAGTGATGCGGTTCCTTTAGGTTGTTACGAAATTGATTCAGATGGTAATCCGGCAATTAAAGAAAATTGTGATGATATCGCTGACCCATCGGGTAAGGAATTATTTTTCACTAGAGGAACGGGATGTTATAATTTAGTTTCAATTCCTATAAAAACACTAAGAAAAGATTACAAGTATACGGTTGAATGGATTACAAGACTAAAATTAAATTTGGCATTATGTTTTGATGTTGTATCTCATTACTTCAGTAATCAGTGGGTTAACGGAACTCTATTCGCATACGCTTTCCAAAACAACAGAGTTTTTGATTTAAACAATCAACCTTATAGTGAGTATTGTAAAGATACTATCTATTTCCATGACCCAACTAATACTTTTTATTATAGAAGTAGTCCTTATAGTGATAGTGATATTAATAATCTTAATGCAGGTGATTTTATTGGAAAAAACAACTATTACTATACTAATAACCAAATAGGTAATCAAAAATTATTAGGGACCCCAACAACAATTATGGATTTGGGACCTAAAAATGATTTTATACAAGAGTTAGTTTTTAATGATGAATATGATGGGTATATTGTTGCAAAATTAAGAAGTTCATCATTTGAAGAACTTAACGACATACTTAATATGTTTGTGTTGAGCCGATTGATTAATACAACATTTATTAATCAATTAATTCCCGCATCCGATGACCCAAATGAAGGACAGGCAGACCCTTCAGTTAAGGCTCTATTCTCTAACACAAGATGGAGAGAGGATGGTGTGACAATAGTACCAGGATTTATTGACGGAGATTATTCACAAATGATTTCTATAAATTCAGAGTTTGGAATCGAAGGATTTAGTTCTGAAAGTTATAATGGAGATTCGGTATTTTTTGGATACCAAGGAGAGTTTCCATTCTTTGGTTTATATATTACGGGTAATACTCAGGATAGAGATTACATCACACCAAGAAGAACAATATGGAATCAAAATGCGGCAATACCACCAAACGTTGTTGATTTTACAAATATTGGTAATAAATCACAAGTTGTTCCGATGTATCAGTGGGGTATAAATGGTACTCAGGGTAATAATGCTAATACAATATTTGGAAGTCAATCTAACAATTGGGTGACCACTGAGATTAGTTCATTAAACGCGTTTTTTAGTAATCGATATCAATATTTAGATAGATTAAATATATCATCAAGGTATTTTAAACCTGATGGTTCTAATAGTTATTATTATAGAGGAACAATTATAAACTTTGATAGTGATGGGGCACCTACAGAAGAGTTACCAGACGGATTTGTTAATCAAATAACTCACGGAGCTCCTTATCATTTTTATTTTGGACTTAGAAAAGGCGCAAGTGCTTTGAATAAATTTTTTACTAAATATGTTGACCCAAATTTAACCCTTGAGTGATTTAGGTAAAATAACGTTTTTGAAGGGCTCCGAAAGATTTAAAGGGGCTAATGACCAAAATATTGGTCTGCAAATTCCTTTGTCTAATACCATAAAAGAATTAGAGGAATTTCAGAGAAACATATCGGTATCTTTAGAAGACGTTTACAATAATGAAAGACAAGAATCAAAGAATTTTATACCTATGGCAAAATTCTCTTTGATTTTTAGTAACTCATATTATGGATTGGTACAACCTTCAATTAATCCATATCCTCAGTTCAATAATAATCTTTATTATGTTAATCAGTTAACATATAAACAAATTGAATTGCAGAATCCAAGTGATACTATTGCATGGGCTGGACAACCTCAGTACCATGAATTTGCATTTATTAGAACTGATTATAATGTTACGGGATATACTGTAGGACCTAATACGCATTATGTTCCATCGCCAAAAGACGCTTCAAAACTTAATTGGTCTTTCTATGTATCTTATTGTTTTAGTAGTTCAACATCTACGACTATGAACTATGACTCAAATAATTTTTTAGCTGGTGACGGGATACCATTTACTGCATCTAAAACATTATTGAATGGGAGTCCTGTATGGTCATTTGTTTGTCCTGTGCAACACGGAGTATCAAATGGAGAAAGTGTTGAGATTAAATTATTTAATGACCTCTCAATATATACGTATGATGTATATTCATTAGGTAATGGTACTCAAGATTCCAACTTATATGTTTTTAATTTATATGATTATGGAATTTTTAATTCATCAACAAGAATAAATGGAACTTTTAAAAGAATAGTTAACTCATCATTTCCTGAAGAATCCAAATCAAAATATTATGTAAGGAAACATAAGATATTACAAACACCTAGTAACTCTGTATTAACATTTGCTGGATTTGAAAATAACGCTTTTAGAACTGTAAGGCAATTTGAATCACCACAACTAACTCCAAATAACGTTGGTAGGGTATCATTAAGAGAAGATAGTCAATCTTATAATTTATCGTTTAAAGATTATGTTGATATAACAAATTTATATGATAATTTAAATAGACCTGTTAGTGAAATATTCTTTACTATAATTAATAGAGGTAGATTTGGTTGGTTCAATAAACCAAATGGTAATACTAATTTTGCTTTAAAACAGGGGTGGGAATTTAATTTAGGACCACAACTAAACCCATGGTGGGAAAAGACAAATCAAAATTCCAACACAAATATTACAACAAATAGTTTTACTAATGGTTCACCAATCTTCTATTACAATTCAGAATACTCTGTTGGAGATATAATGGATGGGGATTTTTGTGAATGGAATAACTTTACACAAACTGAAAGAGTGATTTCTGAATACTATCATAAATTTACTTTTAATGCTGATGTATTCTCAATTGGTGGTGACGTTAATAATCAATTAGGTTATTATTATAAACCTCACAATAAATTCCAACTAAGTGTTTTTTCTAGTTATATAGAAGAAAGTGATGGTGAAGTAATTGCTAATTTACCAAATTATGCATACTATAAACAGGCAAGTCAAGAATTTATATGGCGTGACCAATACCCATATGGTTTTATTGATGAAAATGGTTTAGGTGTTGATTATCCGTTCCTTAATGGTAAACACTATCCATATGAAAATTTTATATTTAGAATAATACCTGAAGGTTCTAATCTAAGTGAATTAACTAACCAAGTATCTGACCCAATAATCGATGGATGTGAATAAGTTTAAAATATTAAGAAAGTTTGAAGATAGGGAAGTTGTTTTTCCTATTACAAATAATTGGGATTTTGCAAATAGAGGAGACTCTATTGATGCTTATGAAGTTGATGTTATTAAAGAAATTATAGGATTACCTGTAGATTATGAAGTCTCAAGATTTGAAAATGTACCAATTAATGGGGACACATCAATTACACATAATTTTTATTTTTATAATACTGGTACTACAACATATGATTTAAGTTTTGTGACATCAAATTTATTTACGGCTAATGAAGTTTATTATAACTCAAGTAGTTTTAATAAATCATTTTTTAAATTGGATTTATATGACAATAAAGAACGAAGAAAAAGAAAGGCTTATTTAACACTAATATTACAAACAACTAATAAGACCGAACCAATACAGATTAATCCATTACAAACATTAGATGTTAATAAACCTCAATACTACATGGATTATAATGGTATTACTGATGGATTTTTTATTTATTGGTTTCGTAATCAGTTTATTGTTAATTTAACAACATTTTACATGACTGCTAAATTTTTTAACGCAAAACTTGGAAAATTTGTTACATTCATTAATGGAAACCTACAACCGGCAAATCAATTTTCAGTTCCTAATGATAGTTTTTACCAACAAGTAAATTTGGACTATTCAAATTATACGTATAAGTATATTAATAATCTCAACTCACCAACTAATGTGGTTAATTGGTATGAATATGTTAATCCCTCAGAATAATGGAAGTTTTTAAAATTCAAATATCTCCGGGGTTTATTAAAAGTGACATCGTTCAGATTACTGAAAATGGTCAAACATTTGGAGTTTACTCTGCAATGACTAAAGTGTTAAGTGGTGGTACAAATGGAACATCTAATTTGACTGGTCTAACAGTACCTATAT